AGGTAGCTCATTAGCTCGGAGCTTTCTATATAATTTCAAATCTATTTCTTTTACCTGGGCCATTAGATTCTCATACTTTGCATCCATCTCAGCTTGTTGTTTGGCAGTCAATCCATTATCAAAGGGCATCTATATCTCTTTTATAAATGTGCCAGGAAACAATGCTTCGACCAGCTTCTTCTTTAATTTATAAACTGGTGTCTTAAATCCCTTTACATCTTCAACTATGTAATATCCTATTTGCCCTTGAGGTCCGATATCATCGACCATTAGATATTCAAAGTCTGCTTTATATGTGCATATCTTCTTGCCATTTATCTGACATTTAAACTCCGGCTGTAACTTTAAACTGGCTATGATGCCGGCCTTTTCCATCATCTTTAGCTCGGAGTATCTATTGGCTTCTCTTTTACTATCAAAGTAAATACCATCAACCATAGTTCTAATAGCTCTATACTTTGTCATTAGCTTTAACCATCTGATCTAACTTCTCAGCTATATGTAAATCTTCTATCTGTTCCTTTTGATCATCGAATATGATATCGTTACTAATTGACCCAGGTATTCTTTTCCTTAATCCTTCTCGTAATATATGCTCAGTTAATCCAGCCATTGACCAGCGTTCTTTCTTGGCCTGAAGCTTTAACATATCGTAACAACCTCTTGATAAACGACAATAAAAGGGAACTATTTCTATCTCACTATCCATGTGTACATAACCTATTTAACTTTTTTTACATCTAGGACTTGTATATTAGATATCTATGTGATATATGTATATAGGTAAGGCATCGGTCTTACATCGGTATTAACAAAAAAGGGGCTTTTAAATGACTATAGAGAAAAAACAAACTTCAATAAAATGTGATGAATGTGGATATGTAGTGCCTAAAGCAGAAGCATTAGATTTAGAGTTTTGCAATGAGTGTGAAGCCGAATTAGATATTCCAGATCAATGGTATGAGGAGTTAAACTAATGAGAGATTTATTTATTCATCAACAAGGTAACGACTATGTCATAGAAGCTGAAAGTTACACTGCTATCAGATACCTTGATAGTTTATGTGGATACAAGTGGAGAATGCTTTATCACACAAGTGAGGAAGATATCCTGGTTACTTCTGACAAGGGTACAATCAACCAGCTAATAAAAGCTTTATCTTATACCACATTAAAGTTTGATAACTTTATTAAAGAAAACAAACCACAAGAGGGCAAGGTTTATGCCCTTACCGGTGGTCCTGGGGCTAAGTGTATATCAAACGGCAATAGCTGGGCTGATAGTGAGGTGACACAATGAAACTATCATACATAATCATTCCACATGAAACAAAGCTGGGCAGTACTAAAGAACTGCTCAGTAAAACTATTGACGATTTTTATATTGAGTTTGGTGGATGTACACATTACCCAGTGACCGGCATATGTGAAGGACACACTGGAGGACTGCCATGCGAAAAGATCGAGGTTGCAGTACCTTCTGATGAGCATGATGTCTTTATAATGATGGCCAAAGATGTTGCAGTCAAAGCTGGTGTAAAAGAGATCATGGTCCAGGATTATGAAGGCGATATACATTTTATACCAGGAAAGGGAGCAAACTAATGAGGGTTAAGAATACTGCCGGTCAAGAACATGCTGGTGTCTATTGTGCCTATGTGAGGGTATCGACAGACAGCCAGGATGTTGCCAGGCAAGAGATGGAGATCAAGAAGTGGCTCAATGGTGGTGATCACCAGGTTATGTGGTTTAAGGAAGAGGGTGTCTCAGGTAAAATTTCACCTTCTAAAAGACCGGAGCTATCTAAATGTATTGAGACTGCCAAGGTTAACAAGGCTACTATTATTGTAGCTGACCTGGAGAGATTCAGTCGTAGGATGCAAGACACTCTAGACTTCTTTGAAGAGAAGCTGGAGAAGGGCAAGATCAAATTTGTTGTCTGCAATGAGCCTGAGATATCCGAAAGCTGGGAAAGGTTTTCTATGAAAGCTTACTTTGGTGCTATGGAAAGACGTAGGATAGCTGAAAGAACTAAGTCAGGTCTTAGTAAAATCAAACAAGAACTCAGGGAGAAGGGCAAATATCAAACCAGGTCAGGCCGTACTATCACTAAGCTTGGTATTCATGATCATATGGATAAAGCAAGAGCCAGGGCTGGTGAAGTTGTGAAGGCTGAGAGTGACGGCTTTGCTAAGATCGTAGGCCCTACAATCATGAAGCTTCTTAAATGTGGTGATAGCTATAGAGAGATTGCCATACAACTAAATCAAATGGGTGTAACCACTGCAAGAGGTGGTGATTGGTATGCATCTACAGTTCGCAATGTCGTTAAAAGATTGGAGCAACAATGAAAAAACAACAATTACAAAATTATCTTGATATGGAAATGTCTAAAGTCTTATGTGAACTAGAGATAAAGATATACCAGGAAAGACAAGATAGATTAAATTCTAAAATACAAAGATATTTTAATTCAACACCACTTAGAAATGTTTTTGCTCGATATGTGGTTTACGCTTACATCGTTAACGAGTTTTACACTATATCATTTGTTGCTGAAGAACTAAGAGCCACAAGACAATCGATCTCAAATATGGTTGATGAATGTGAAGCTGAAGGCTGGTTGCAAGTTGAAAGATCAGCCAATCGTGTGGCTTTTAAAGGAACTGAGACTATGTATGAAGCATTTGTAGGTTATCTTAATGCTCGAAAAGACCTGGCCAAAAAGGTAACTAAAGGTCGATGGAATGATCTTACAAGATTAGCCGATCTAGTGGAAAATGATTTCACACTCTACAAGCATCTGAGCGATGAGCCACTTGACATTGATTATCAATCTCATCCTGATATTGTAAAGTTTCAGAAAAAGGATAAATCATGAAGGACAAATTTGGTAAAATAATACAGTCTAGGATCCATAAGATAGGCAAAAGAAATATCAACGGCCATAATCTTAGTGATCATTTTCCAACACTTACTGGACCACAAAAAGAAAAGGTAGCCAAAGCTGTTTTAAATCACGAACATTATATGCATTATAAAGGTGCAAGAACAGCAGTCAGAGTGACTATCCCAATTATAAGTAGAAAGAGTATTCAATCAGCTTCTCAGGAACTAAAGAAATTATCCAAGGAGCTACAGTCTATTCATAGAGATACCAGCAAGTCTGTTTTTCAAAGATGCCTTGATGCACAAGATGCTATTACCAGGGCAAACTTTAGTATAAAATCTAGATCAGACTTTTGGTATTTATACGGCATACATGGGCTTAGATAATGAATAATATTTCTAACAAAAACAAACCATTAAAAATCGAACTACTACATTTAGGGGGCATTTTGACACATACTTCTAAGGGTAGTACACACAAACCATTAATCAGAAGGAGACTAAACATGGTTAGTAAACAATCACTTAGCGAGAAGAGCCGTTATAATAATAACAGTTTGTCGCATAATATATATATTGAAAGAAGTATTTTACCTACATTTTGGCACAACCCTCTAGCTTTTATAAAAGTATTTAGGGTACTTGGTTATATCTTAGCATCTATTTTTACAATGGTCTACATCTATTACCTACTACATCTAGTATGTCTAGTTGATGATGCTTGCTTTGCTCTTAATTATGGAGTGATAAATGGCTAAATTTTCAGACGATACTAAGGAACTAGGTGCTTCAAGAGTTCCAGCTATAGTTTTGGGTCAGACTAAATTTTCAACTAATGAAAGAGAAAGACAAAAAACTATTCATGCAAAACAGAATATACCTACCATTGAATCTGACTTTGCACAAGATGCGAAAGAACGAGGTAATTACCTGGAAGAAGCAATCATTGTTTGGTCAATAGATAAGCTTGCTAAGATAGGTGAGGGTGTTGCTGATGTCAGGGTACATGATGTCACTGATGGTCACAGATTACCTGACCTGGGATTGTGTGCATCTCTTGATGCTATTGTGCAGATAGATGGTGAGATCACAATGCAAGACCCTCAGACTAAAGGCCATATGGTTTTAACCGGTATGGGTGCATTAGAAATAAAGACTACAAACACTGATGACTTTCCCAGGCCTGACCAGGTTATTCAGCTACAGACACAGTTATTATGTAGTGGTTTGAAGTGGGGCATCATTGCTATCTTTGGGAAATCACAAAGACTAAACCTTGTACCTTACAAAGCTGACCAAGAACTCCATGCTATCATCATGGAAAAGGTTGCTGAGTTTTGGCAGAAGGTTGACATGAATGAGCCATACCCACCATTAGATAATGGTAAACCTTACACCATAAACCTAGACCATCTAAAGACTAAGAATGAAGTTATTCGTATAGCTATGGATTGGGCCAAGGCTGATGCCGAGGTAAGGGAATGGACTACCACCAGGCAAGAATGTCAGGAAGCATTAGAGCTTGTTATGGAACAGAATGATGCCGAGATAGCCGAGATAGGGGAGTACAAAATACTTAATCCTATCGTCAAAAGAAAAGCACAACCTGAGAAGTTAGTGCCAGCAAAAGATGCATCTTGGTACAGAAGATTTAAAATAGAAAAGAAGGAGAACTAAATGACATTACCAACTTTAAATCCAACTAACATGACTGAAGCTATTGAGTTCTCAAAGTTTCTAGCATCGTCTACTCACATACCAAAAGACTTCCAGGGTAAACCAAATAATATCTTGGTGGCTATTCAATGGGGCTATGAGATTGGTCTAGCTCCTATGCAAGCCCTTCAGAATATTGCAGTAATAAATGGTAGGCCTTCACTATGGGGAGATTCTATGATAGCCGTCTGCAAGGCCCATCCTGATTGGAGAGGTATCAGTGAGACTTATGTAGAAGAAGAAGATAAGGCTGTCTGCCTGGTCAAAAGAAATGTTCATGGTGAGATAGAAGAAACAACTTCTGAATTTTCATATAAGGATGCACAGCGAGCCGGCTTGACTAATAAACCAGGTCCTTGGAAAAACTATACGAAAAGAATGTTACAACTTAGGGCCAGGGGCTTTGCTCTCAGGGATGCTTTTCCGGATGCGATCAAAGGTTTAATCACTGCCGAGGAAGCTCAAGATTACCCTGAAAAAAAAGAGCCTAAGAACGTCACTGATAGCAGTAAGAATACTGATGTGATTGATGATATCAAAAACAAGGTTAAGTCTATAGAGAAGGCTAAAACTGACGTTAAATACATAATGCATTTTATTGGCCCACATGAACCTATTGTTTATGCCAATGCCAGTGATTTCATCATGAAATTTATAGATACATTATCTCAAATCGAGAAAAGCAATAACAGTCAGGACAAAAAAAATATTTTGTTCAATGATCTTAGACAAAAAAATATGGATGAGATCGCCAAGCTTAATTCTTTAGAACAATCAGAAATAGAAATGGAGATGGAGAAGTATTATGTCGCAGACAAAAATTCCGATGACTAAAAAACAAAATCAAATTTTTAATTTTATGAAAGAGTACTATGAAGAAAAAGGTGAGATGCCATTACAATGGGAAATAGCTGATCACTTTAACATTCTTGCAATGTCAACAATACAATTCCATCTCAAAGGCATGGAAGAAAGAGGGTGGATTAGAAAACTACCTGGCCGTAAAAGAGCAATAGCTCTAGAACTAGATGGCATTTAATCTTTCAATTAACCTATCGGCTCTTGCTGTTACTTGTGTGTAATAGCGAGAGTCTTTCAACTGATTACCAGCTTCAATCCAATCTCTATTTTTTACAGCTTCTCGAAACTTAACAAATTTGGATAGACGAGGTCGGCCCATATTGAACATGAGGTTGCCAATGATTTGTTTTACCTCTTCAGGAAGCTCATCAAAATCATCAAACAAAACTTTACATTCACTGATTGTACCCTGGACATCTATTTGGAAACATTGCTTCACTCTTTCTTGAGATACTGGAGTGCCTACTGGCTTACCATATTCTTCATCCCATTCAGTGACTAAATGTCCGATACCAAATGTAGGTAACCCAAGATGATCTAAATAGATTTCATCCTTAGTGCCTTCATCGATTATCAAATCTTCTCTAAGCTTTTCGATATCCATTAGGCAGTCGCTGTTTTCTTTTTCTTTTTAGCAAACATTCTAAGCTTCTTAAAATCAGATGCTTCCATCTTCTTTTTATTGCCTGACATCTTTGCAATTTTCTTTTGTTTGTTTGAATAACTTCCATAACTTCCTGGCATGATCTTATCCTTTCTTTTTTCTAAATAAATCACCATCAGCTTTTTTGACAGTGGACTTCCCCTTCGCATGGGCTTTTAGTCTTGCGACTGCCCATTGATGAGGTGACATTTTAGGTCTACTACCGGATGAGTAGTAAGCTCCTAAACCTCTTTTATAAATCTTGTTTGCTCTTTCTGTTCCAAACATCTTTTGGTATTTTTCAGGTGCTGACATGTTAACCTCTCATTCTTTGTTTAGCTATTCTATCCATCATGGCTGGTGTAAGTTTACCTTCCTTATATAACCTGGCAGTCCTCTTAATCTCAGCTTCTCTAGCTGAAGGGTTCTTTGCACCAGCTACATATTTAACTGGTGTGCCTTTCTTAGTCTTAGGAACTTTGGCAAACTTACGTTTGAACTTTTCTTTAGGGTAGGGCTTCTTCATTTTCTATCCTTTCCCTTTAGACGTTCTGCCGTTCTCATTCCAGCAAGGCCTAGCATTCCCATCAAAACCGGAAGCATAGTTGCTGTATCAGCCTGGGGAATAATAATTCCAAACCCAGCACAAATAGGACTGACTAGAAAATTGACCAGGAAACCCAGCACACATACCCAAGCTGTCGCTGGTCTCCAGGATGACTGAAACCAGTTACCTTTTGCTTCTGCTTCATTAACTTTGATTTGTGCCAGGGCAATCTCTTGAGCATGCTTCTCAGACATTGTTGCTATGTCATGTGCCAGCTTTGCCTTCTGATCTGCATCAGGAATAAACTTATCTAGTAAACCAGTGACTGGTCCTATCAATGCTTGTAACATTCTAACCTCCTTTTAACACTTCATTCAAACCAAAACCCTCTAGCAAAATTAGAGTAAAAAATAATAACAAGATTCCACCAGCTATAAGTTTCCCACTAAAGTTTGTTGATCCGATTTTGATTGCCACGAACTCATTACCTAATATTCGCAGAGACAACTCAAAGGAATTATCACTTACCTTTACACTGCCCCAATCTGATAATGGTTTTTTATCAGTCATTACTTTCCGACTTTCTTTTGTGCTAGTTTGTGAGCTTCTCCGAATGACATTCCCTGGAGCATCTTTGATCTCATCAATCTCATATGATTAGATGTATGATGCTTTGAATGTTTCTTCATCGTATCTTCCTGACGCTTAGTAAGTTCTTTTTTATGTTTCATTAATAGACCCTCACTTTTTTTGGATTAACCTTTGGAACTAACTTGCAAATACACTTGTAAGTTTTCATGCCGTTCTCAGTTTGTAATTGCTGTCCACTTAATTCCTGGGAGTAGTAAGTGCAATCGTTCACAGATTTAAAATAAATAGACCCACTTGATACCGAGCCGAGCATGCATGTCAGAATAAAAGCTGTCATATGAGACCTCTTTTTCTAGCAATGATTACCAGGACTGTGATGACACCACTGAAAAGGGCAGTAATCAAAATACCTAAAACAACTTTTAAAATTATATCCTGGATTTTTTCTGATCTTTTCTTTCGTGCAATAGCAGATTCTTTTCTTCTTTTTCTGGCTTCTGCACAGTGAGCAAGGTAGTCATTATATAAATTTGCACGGCCATATAGTTGCATAAACTCTCTCAATGTTTCTTTCTTACGTCTAATCTCCTCTAGGGCCATGAACTCTTCCAGGTCATTATCTTGCTTACCTAAGAAGTTAGTCCATATACTATTTTTTCTTTTGTGAAGGTCTTGCTGAAGCTGATCTTCTGCACCTACAAATTTTGCTATGGCTGAACCGGCAGATGTAAGTTCTCTACCATTTTCTATAGTCTGTTTTATTATTGCATAAGCACCATTAGCTAATGCTAATGCTTCAAGCATCTCCTCACCTCACTAACAAGCCAATCAAAAGTAAAATTATTGAACCCATCCCAGCATACAAGCCGTTCTCCAGCCTTCTTAACCTAGACCCTAAATCTTCAATGATTGTTTTCAGACTGTTAATTTCACTTTGTAAGCTTGTCATTGTGGGTTTGGACATTACTCTTTAACCTCTTTCTTAGGCCTACCTTTTTTTACCGGCTTTGGTTTATCAACTTGTGCCTGGGGCTTTGGTTTTAAGTGTGGATTTAAATCATATATATGTGCCATCAATCAGCTTCCTCTATTGTGTTGCCTTCAGCTACCCATTCTTGGATTGCTATGTAGTCTGTATTATTTGTTGATATTGGAACAGACCAAACTCTACCATTTATAGTTGCTGTAATAGATTGGTTTTCACCATCTTGTCCTATTACATATTTTGCTTTTGTAATATTCATTTATAACTCCGAGCTTATGTCAATATATCCTTGAGTAGCATCATCAAATTCAGCTTGATAAATAGTACCACTTGTAAATCCAGCACTAGAATGACCAAATCCAATTTTAATACCAGTACATTCTTTGTCTGTAGCTACAGTTGTTCCAGAATTGCCATCATTATGTATAGCATCTAAGTTTTGTGATATACCTGCTACTTGCATATGACCAAAATCACTAACAGATAAACTTGGATTATCTCTCATTGTTACTTTAAGAGGATATGATATATTCATTCTTGAAGTAGACCAAGCTCTGCCTATTCCTATAGGTCCAAAGGTACTAATTGTAGCAAGTCTTTGAAAATACCTCTGACACAAAGCTAGTTCTTCCCCAAATGACCTCGACTCAAATGGTGTGGCTTCGTCTGCAACTTCTAATTGAACTCCAGTGATAAAGAATGTTCTGTCTGTGCTATCATAAAAAGATGTTTGATTATTTCCTAATGCTTTTGTGTAATCTCTATCTTGCCAAGTTTCAGAAGCATATGTTCCACTTGAGTAATTAGCTCCACCATGAAGATACCATATTAAAAACATTCCAGTATTTGCATTATCTCCTATTCCGTAAGATGCACCAGTAACAACATCTCCTGGGATTGTTATAGTTTGTCTAACCCAACTTGTTGTAACTGGAAATTCTTTTGCATACCAACGAGCAGTACCGCCAGATAAATGATATTGAAGTCTAAAAGTATAAGTTGCTGAAGCATTTCCTTTAACATAAAAACTTATAGTTATAGATTTTGCACTTGAAGTATTATAATTTAATTGTTGTAAGTCTTGTCCTTCAATAGAATAATTTAAATGTAAATATTCAGTTACAGCAATACTAGTATCTGCTGTTGTACAAGCTAATTTTAAAGATTTTGAAAAGCCATCAGGAGCATCAGTATCTTGTGATTGAGTAAATCTACCAGATGAGCTTCCAAAATAGCCAAGTCTATCTATTGTATTATAACCAGAACTATTGCCTAATCCTGTAACACTCGTTGCTCTCTGTGCCACTTGCATTGCACCATTGATGACAATATTCCTTCGCCCACCAATCTGACTATTGGTCATTACTTCACCGAGCTTTGCTAATTCTCTTGCTTTGGTCATTCGCCATTCTCCAATGCTGTAATTCTAGCTTCTAATTCTTGTATAGTTTTCACGAGTAATGGCACAAGTTTGCTTTGATCTATGCTTTGCATCACTGCATTACCATCATCATCTACTTCATTGTGTGTGCCAGTAATTGCTTCTGGTACGACTGATTGTACTTCATGTGCTAAGAAACCATCTACTGTAGTATCTGCATCTGCTATAAAGTTAAATCTTGCAGGTTTGAGTTGCTTTAATCTAGTTGTTGCATCAAAAGTATAGTCCACATTTTCTTTTAATCTGTGGTCTGAAGAAGTGTTGTAAGATGTGGTTGAGTTATTACCAGTAATATTTCCAACTTGATTTCCAGCACCTCTAAAAAATTGAATTATTTCTCCACTTGCATTCAATCTGTTTAATTGTAAAGATGGGTCATTATCTCTTTCTACACGAATTAACCCAGCAGCACCATTAAGACTTATTCCTGCATCATTATTTATACTGTCAGCAGTTTTCCCAATTAAAACAATACCACTGCTATTAATAATCATATGGTCTGACCCACCAACACCTAATGCTAAATTATTAGTGCTGTGATTAAACTGTATGCTTGATGCATATTCTGATGCTCCTGATGTTCCATCAGAAAAATAAATAGAACCATAACTAGATGTGCCACTACGAATTGTCATACCTGCGTGTCCACCATCAGGTGCTTCTATTGTAAAAATATCAGCACCTTCATCTGCTCTGCCCTCAGTAGTTGTTCCAATCATAACTCGTTCTGAACTATCTATGGTTATAGCATTGGCATCACTAGCATTAGATATACCTGTGATACCTTCTTTACCTATTTTAGTTA